CCAAACATGGACCCAAGTAATAGACTATACCCTGATTACTTATAAACATGGTCCGGAATACCCAGTAATAGTTGCGCTATATTTTGACAGAAAACCAATTTGGTACATAACAAATCGGTTTGGGGTATCGCACAGAACTCTTTGGAGGTGGAAATATAAGTGGCTAAATACAGGATTATATTGGGCAGAAGAGTTTGGACTTGTCAAGAGAAACATAAAAAACTGGTATATCGTTGAACCAGAGTTAATTTATAACGAGATGATAAAGGAGGATTAAAAATGAATAAGCGAGAGATATTATTTCGAGGCAAACGGCTTGACAACGGCGAGTGGGCTTATGCACCGGCATTTTTAACATTACACAATGCAGATAAGTCAGAGAGTTGCACGAAACTGCTTGATTTTAGAACTGATAACAAAAAAGCCGTTGAAGCCGATACTGGCGAAGAATTATTTTACTTAGAAGGCATTATTGTAGACCCCGCCACCCCCGACCACGAGGGAGGTGCGGAGTGAACTTGAAAGAACGGATTAGGTTAGCATTGGCAGATAAGGATTGCCCACGATTTTCTAAATGGAGTGGAGACCCAAAAGAATGTTATGATAACGACTATCGGGATAGTGAAGATATCGCCACCTATCTTGTCTCTGCCTTAGCGGACATTGAGCCGAAGGAGTGTAAGATAACGCTTGGAGGGTATGATTTTTGCATGGCGACTTGTAGTAAATGCGAACACGAGTTTACCCACGAAACAGGATTTACAAACAGCAAAGGTGAATATGATGTTGAACCATCTAACTTTTGTCCTAATTGCGGGGCAAAGGTAATAACCCCCACCCAAGCCGAAGCCGAGAGAGCCCTAAAAGGCGGTGTAAAATGACGGATAGAGAGATAAACGAGTGCTTGGTGGAACATTTGCCATTCACAGAACAAGAACGTAGACACAGGGATTTTATGTTTGCCAACTACATCGAAAACTGGCAAGCAGTGGTGGAGAAGTTGCACGACAATGTTAGATACCTCGAAATCGTTATTTATCCAAATCATGCTCTTTGTCAAATACGCACACGAGTTCCTGACGAAATAGTGGTCTTATCAGGGCAACAAGACACCATCGGTCAAGCCGTCTGCCGAGCCGCCGTTGACTACCTCAAACGCGAGGTAGGCAAATGAAAAGTAACGCATTAGTGGAGATGTTTAAGGTCGTTGACGCTATGGACTTAATAAGGGCGGAACGCAAGCGGTTAGAAAAGATTACCGCTGACCCAAAGCATAAAGAAAACAAACACCAACAATGGATGTATGAATGGTTAGAAAAAACTGACGACCAACATTTATTTGAAAAGATGAATCCTAAAAAACAAGATGATGATTGGGGTTATGTCTGGCACGAATGGTCTTGCTGTTTTTGTTTTGCACACCCACGATATTTGCTTGAAACAAGTTTTTCATTCTGTGATGAGTATGGTTGTGGAATGAAACTATGCCCTGAGTGTGCTAAAAAGATTGGCGAATTAGGCACTAAATCGGCGGTGCGTGAGATTGTAAAGAAGTATGCTAAGAACGCCGCACCGAATAAAAAGATTTCGCCACATAAACTACGGTCTACTTATGGGACTGAATTATACCGTGAGACCAAAGACATTTATGTTGTAGCGAGTGTATTGCGACACCGTGATATAAATACGACACGCAAGCACTATGCGGATTGCGATGATGCGATGAGGCGTTAGGCAATGTTGGGGGTTAAAGCGATATGAGTTGTATAGTATGCGAAAGGACTGATGATAAGAAGGTTTATCTAACACGACCACATTATCGTGGGGATATATTCTTTTGGCACGGCTCTTTATGGGCAGAAAGCAAAAAAACGGACAAGAACGGAAAGACAACAAAGCACGGAATATCACGAATGACACCAAAATATTGTCCATATTGTGGACGAGAGTTGACCGCAGAAATAGAAAAGTGGGAAAAGTTGACAGGCAATAAATGGGGCGAGTTATTAAGTGACGGAAACGCAGTATAAAATGAAACACTACGCAGCGATTTCGGACGATAGACGGAAGCAGGTGGCAAGGATGGTGGCGATATGAATATGAAATTGAAGGAGAGAATGAAATGATAACTGAAACGCAGATAAACGACAAATGCACCGTGCATAGTGAGTTTGATGTTCGCCGGCAAAAGCCATTTTATTTTAACAGGCATGGCGAGTTGTCTGAACAAAATCAACCAATACTTATTTGTGAAACGCTACGAGAAGTAAACGATGAAGATTGGAAAACTGCGCTCGCACAAAATAAACCAAGAATACTAAAAGGCGAAAAGGTTGAAGTTTATAGGGTCTTGAAAAATCTTTATGGGGTGTTCGCAGAAGTAAAATACGGCGGAAATAACTATTCCTTAAAGTTATCAGACCTAACAGTTGCCGCACCCACGCCCGAGACGGTAGGGAAAAGCAAGATGAGAGATTGAAAAGTGACAAAAGATGGCAGTAATTAGCGGTTTTAATGGGATATAATAATATGCTACCGAAATATATCATATCAAAACAAGAGCGGTTTAATCCCAATCCCACCGCTCGAATCGGTGCTAGGTCGTAGAATAACGACCAACGCAGAGATTGGCCTCATGAACATAATTGTCATGGATCTAACTTTGTGAGATATAGAAAGGGCACGTGTCCTCCATCATGTGCTCTTTTCTATATTTAGCGAAAACTCATGCGAAAAGCATAAATTTTCAGATATTCGGACTCGCATGGGGAGATAAAAAACAGGAGTTAATGATGTCTAATGAACTAACACCAAAGCAAGAGAAATTCGCACAGGGGCTGTTTAAGGGGCTATCGCAAAGAGAAGCGTATAAAAGGTCATTCAATGCACAAAAGATGAAAGAAAGCACGATTGATAGGAATGCACACGAACTTTTTAAAAACAGCAAGATTTTAGCAAGACTAAAAGAACTCCAAGAAAGAGTTGCCAGTAAGGAAATAATAACCAAAGAAGAGATACTGCAAAAACTAAAGAAAGTGGCCGAGGTTGCAGAACAGTACATGGTAACGACAAAGTATTTCGGAAGCAACGCAAATAAGGGAGTAACTGCTGCGGATGCTGGCACAATGTCTGCGCTTACCGGCGCACTAAACGAAATAAATAAGATGTGCGGATTCCATGCTCCAAAAGAGCAAAACATCAAGATAGGCGGAGATAGCGTAGATATATTCCGAGAATATGTGGAGGCATTAAAGAGTGGAAAGTAATAAGGAAAAAGTTAATAATATATCCTTAGAACAGAAAATATTTGAAAAAAAATGGTCCAAGAAGATAAGAGATACGCTAGAAGTCTTTAGAGACAAGACAATTAACGAGCTCTATGAAGAATTTGACAAGCTAAAAGAACAAATGAAAAAAGAGGCAGACAAGAAGGGAATTAAACTTGAGACCTAACGATATAATCTGGGGCGAAAAGATGCGGGCGGTTCTCCGAGATGATGCACAGATAATAATACTTGGTGGCGCAACGGGGTGCTCAAAGACTATCGTAGCTGGGATTAAGGTTATGGACTGGCTAAACGAACTTCCGGCAGACGCGACACAGTGCTATGTTATATTCAAAGACATCGGAACCGGTGTGCGAAACATACTGCAAAACAAAGATAGTTTTTATAATATGTTTCCATTTATGCGAGAACACTACAAGGCGGCGCAAGAAGGGGGCATACAGTTTGTCTTTCATGGTAGGCATGGAGACAAGCGAGTCTACTTCTTGGGGGCGGACAATAAAAACGCATGGAGTAAGATACTTGGTTCAAATCCTGATGCGTTATGGCTAGAAGAGTTAAGTGAATTGCATATTGACTGCATACGGGAGGCATTTGGACGAGCAATAAGCCGCCGATGCAAACTGATAGCCACTACAAACGGAGGGTTGCCGACACAAGAGTTTTACACGGAGTTTCTAAACCATTCAATTGTTCAGTTCAAAGAAATGGTGCCGGCAGTAGAACTTTCAGAGATGGTCGAAGACCGACCTTACATGCACTATTACCATTTTAACCTTGAAGACGATGCCCCACACTTAAGTGACGAAGACAAGCAGAAATTAAGAGAGTTGTACCCAGTCAACTCTTTTTATTATAACTCAAAGATACTTGGGTGTCGTGGGTTTGTAGAGGGTGCCGCATATGCACAACTGATGGATAAGCAAACACACTTGCGGGATTATGAAGACATTAACTTTGCCAACTTGCAAGAAATAGTGTTGGTGCTTGATATCGGTTCTAACCGAGACATTGCGGATACGAGCAAGGCATCAACGGTAGCAACGTTAATTGGATTCTCAAAAGGATATCAGCGAGTCATTGTTCTTGAGTGTTGGGTAATTCCGGCAACAAGCCATGATGAAATCATAAAGCAATGCGAACGGAAGATAGAGCCTTACTGGGTCAAGTACATGAACAAGTTTAGCAAGATAATTATTGACAGCGCAGCAGCAATACTTATTAATACATGGTCAAACAAGAATAAGTTTAACACGCTCTTAATCAATAGATCTGTAAAATCTACAAAACACGACATAAACCTTGTGAGCCGATGCCAGTTAAAGCAGCAACTTATCGTACAAGAACGGTTGTTGTGGAGTAGCAACGCACTTAACTCATATAATGCCCACACACGCATTTTGCTTGATGAAGACGGGTCAGAGTTAGACCTATCTATACAAGACAATGACATAGCAGACAGTCTCGTATATGCGCTTACAGAGAACTGGAACTATATAACAAAACAAGAAAGGAGACGTGCATGAAACAATTAAACATTGTTAAGAGTGGACTAACAACCACTGTTGATGAAGTAAGTTACGAGAAGTTTTACAAGCCGAATGGATGGACGTTAACCAAAGAGACAAAAGAAAAGATTGAGCCAAGTATCTCAATGAAAGTAGCCGAAAAGGTTACAAGCGGTGAAGTTGGAATCATTAAGCCAATAAACACCGAAACCAAAAAACAACCAGTTAAGAAGGGGGCAAGCAATGGTACTAAACATAATCAAGGGAAGTCTAAAAAATACCGTTGATGAGACGGCCTTCAGAAAATTGTATGAGCCAAACGGGTGGCAGATTGACAGCACTGCTAGGGTTGAGGACGAAATAGTAAAGACTGCAATAAGGATGAAAAACGAAACTGAAGCAAAGAACTATATAAAAATGACAAGGCACAGTGCCAAAAGTTTTGACGACAAGTTATTTCATAGTGAGGTAAACAATGTCTAAATATACATTTGATTTAAAGAATAGGGAAATCCTTGATACCATACGTTCGCCCTATATTTATCAGTTTAACCTTGCTAGAAACTTGGCATTGTTAAGCAATGACCCAGCAGTTATAAGATACTTTTTTCAAATTGAGGCAGCCAAACTTACAAAAGACCAGTGGCTTATAATGCAAATTAAGGATAGATTCTTGGCGCAATATCGAGAGGGTCAGGCGTTTTCTTATTTCGGGATTATACCAATGATTGTGCAAGCAAAAGTAAATTTGCTGACAAGTGCCGGATTCAAGTGCAAAAGCAAATACAGAGAGATTGACGAAGCCTTAAATAAGGCAATTGATGAAGCAAGATTGCAAGAAAAGTTTTCGGGTGGTGCATACTGGGAGAGCGGTATAGGAGACTTTGCCTATAGACTTGCATACGACCCAACAGTAAGCGATAAACCAATTATAGATATAATTGAACCACACCACCTTGAGGTGAACTGGAGCCGAGGGAAAGTTGTATCGTATGTCATAAAAGAAACGGCAGAAGAAAACTTTAACTATGAACTATGCGAAATACACAGTTTGAACCAAGACGGATTCTTGACGATTACATATAGATTCAGAGCTGAAGGTAAATGGGTGGACCCGACAGATAAATTTAAGCTGCAGGAGTGCCAGCAATACTTTCCAGACGTTGATATATCCGAAAGAGTATTTCCATTCCGTGATATAGTAACAATTGTATATAAGCAGAATGCCAATTCAAACAAACTTTATAGGGGCGAGAGGGGCGTACCGGACATACAGGGTCTTGATACAATTGAAGATTCTTTGACGGAAAGCATAAGCGATTTGATGGATGCTATTCGGAAGGGCGGCGTAAAGGAATACGTAGATGAGAGTTTAATACCACAAGATGCAAGCGGAAATGATTTGAAACTGGATAAGTTTAACAAAACAATTATAACAACAAAGGGCAGTTCAAACCCAGCAATGAACAAGAATCTTTGGCAAGTCACAATGGCTGACATTAAGTACGATGCATATATTCAGACCATACAGACACTTATATCAGTTGCGGTTAATAAGGCAGCATTATCGCCAACAACGCTTGGGATTACGGGACTTGAGAGTATTAACAGTAGTGCAGAGAGCCAAGAGGCAAGGGAAAGAACTAGCCTAAGGACAAGGGAATTGGCACTAAGAACATGGGAATTGACACTTACAACTTTATTAAATCGTTATTTACAAATTATGGATTATATTAAAGATAGAGATGTGCTTGACTACCATGACATTATTAAAATTAGTTTCGATGACTATATTATTCCAAGTTCCGAAAGCGTAACGGATGTATTGGTTCGGCAAGTTGGTGCAGGGCTTAAGTCAAGAGAACATGCTATTATGGACTTAAACACGGAATATGAGCAAGAGGATGCGGAGAAAGAGTTACTTGATATTATGTCAGAGAACGGACAGCCTGTACTGCAAAGCAGCGGCGAAGTTACTGATGAAAATATGGGGAATATCGACCCCTCAAATGATAAATCGGGCAATAGCGACCCTAATATGGCTAACATGGGGAATAGCACCCAACAAATGCTAAATAACTTATAAAAAGGAATTATTATGGCTGATAAAATTAAGGAATTAAAAAAAGAGTTGTCAAAACTTCTTGGCATAGACATGTTCGCACCTCGGTTCAGAGATGTTTTCAAGAGGCATCTG